GTTCATCCCGTTTGACCTATGGGTCGCCGAACACGGCGAGGTGTCGAGCGGTGGCCGGGCGTAGCACGTTCGAGCTCGACGTCCGGGGCTACCTCGGCGTGCGCGAGCAAATGGCGCTGCTGAGTCTGCCGCCGCAACTGCGCCGGCGTCTGCTGAACAACGTCTCCAAGCGCGTGCGATCGATGAGCCGCAAGCGTGTGCGCGACCAGCAGAACCTGGACGGTTCGCCCTTTGAGGCACGTAAAGGTTCGGGCAAGGGCAAGAAAAAGATGGAAGCGGGGTTGGCCAAGCTGATGCAGGTCACCCGTGTCAGCCCTGACGAAGCCGTGCTGGGTTGGAAAAACGCCCTGACCAGTTGGGTCGCGGCGCAGCAACACAACGGTGTCAGCGAACGCCGCACCGCCGCGCAGATGAAACGGTGGAACAAGGTTCCGGAGGGGTTGGCAGCGACCGAAAAGCAGGCGAAGCGTCTACGCCGATTGGGCTTCAAGGTTCGCCAGGAGGGCAAAAAGTCGCTGACCCGTCCGTCCGTGGCATGGATTCAAGAGCATGTGAACTACGCCAAGGCGGGGCTGCTGATCCGCATCTTGGACGATGAAAAAGCCGAGAGCAGTGGCGCGCAGAGCTGGGAAATCACCCTGCCCAAGCGTCAGTTCATCGGCGTCAGCACCGAACGAGACACTGGCTTGCTGCTGAACCAGGTGCTCCAACAAATTCTTAATTCACCCCGCTAACGAGGCACTGCATGGCACTCGGCAAAGTCAGCGTAAACAACCTCAATCTCGGCCAGGGTGCCGTGACTGAGATCGAACGCTATTTCCTTTTCATCGGCACCGCCGCCAAAAACGTCGGCCAGTTGCTCGCACTCAACACCGACAGCGACCTCGACGGTTCGCTGGGTATTCCGGCCAGTGATCTGAAGACCCAGATCACGGCCGCACGTCTCAACGGCGGCGATCGCTGGGCGTGCCTGGCGGCTCCGATCGCGGCCGATGGTAACTGGTCCGAAGCACTGACCAAAGCCCAGCAGAAAGGCTTTTCCGTCGAGGCGGTGGTGATTACCACGCCAGTAGAAGCCGGCAATGAACTGTCGGTCATGCATGACGCGGCGATCGGACTGAACAACACCTTTGGCCGTCGCGCTTTTGTCATGGCGGCAAGTGCCGGCATCACTGTGCAGCAGACCTGGGCGGAATACCTGATCGAGCAGAAGGCGATCACCGCCGATCTGGCTGCGCCGCGTGTCCTGGTCGTGCCGCAGTTGCACGGCAATGACCTGGGCGTGCTGGCTGGCCGACTGGCCAACGCCGCCGTGAGCATTGCCGATAGTCCGATGCGTGTGGCGTCTGGTGCTCTGCTGGGCCTGGGCCCCGTTCCCGTCGACAAGGAAGGCGTGCCGTTGCCGTCCGCCATTCGCGCCGAGCTGGACGCCGCACGTTTCTCCGTGTCGCAAACCTATGCCGATTACCCGGGCGTGTTCTGGGGCGACGGCAACATGCTCGATGCGCCGGCCAGTGACTTTCAGGTGGTCGAGTACCTGCGCCTGGCCGACAAGGCCGCTCGCCAAGTTCGCCCGTTGCTGATCCGCCGTGTGGGTGATCGTCGCTTGAACAACTCGCCCAACAGCATGGCTGCCGCTATCAGCGCATTCATGAAGCCGCTGCGCCAGATGGCCAAGTCCACGACCTTCGCCAGTGAGGTGTTCCCGGGCGAGATCGAATCGCCGAAGGACGGCGACATCGTCCTGGTGTGGCACAGCAAAACCAAGGTTGAGATTTACATCAAGATCCGGCCGCTCAACTGCCCGAAAGACCTCACGGCGAACATCGCCCTCGACCTTTCCAGCGAAGATTCGGAGTAACCCTTATGTCCCGTATTGGCGGTAAAAACTTCGACATCAACCTGGGCGATCTGCAGATCCATGTCGAAAGCTGCACCCTGGATATCACCGACAACACTGCCGTGGCGCAAACCCGTGGCGTGCCCAACGGCACCGTTGACGGCGATGTGTCTGCCAGTGGCGAGTTCGAGTTCGACACCAACAACTTCAACCTGCTGATCGAGGCGGCACGCTCTGCCGGCAGCTTCCGCCAGTTGGAGCCTTTCGACTCTGTGTTCTTCGCCAAAGCCGGCGATGAAGAGCTGCGCATCGAGGCCTTCGGCTGCAAGTTGAAGGTGTCCAGCCTGCTCAGTGTTGACCCGAAAGGCGGCGAGAAAACCAAGCACAAGGTGCCGTTCGACGTTTCCAGTCCGGACTTCGTCCGCATCAACGGCGTGCCGTACCTGGCTGCGGCCGAGATCGAGGGCCTGCGCTGATGGTCTGCCCGTTCGACCGCGCCCAGGCATTGGAGCAACGCCAGCGTGATCAGGCGATCGCCGCTCAGCTGGCCCGCACGCGGCCGATCGGGCCAAGCCTGACCCATTGCGAAGACTGCGATCAGCCAATCCCGGACAAACGCCAGGCGCTGGGCGGTATGACCCGCTGCGTGCCGTGCCAAACCATTTTTGAGAAAGAGGTTCTGCGATGAGCGCGAATCAGGTCGCCCAGGACACCGCCGTTGCCTTGGCCAAGGCGTCGCCCGCAATCGGCGTGGCCGCTACAGGCGTGACGGGCGCAGTCGATTGGTCGGCGGTCGCGTACATGCTGACCGCGCTCTACATGGTGCTGCAGATCTTTCTGCTGATTCCCAAGTATCGCCAGATGCTGCTGGATTGGAAGGGCAAGTCTTGAGCCTGCGCACCAAGATCGCCGCCGGCGCCATTGTGCTGGCCAGCGCGCCTTTGCTCGCGTTCCTGGGCAAGTGGGAAGGCAACGGCCAGAACGTGGTGTACGCCGATAAGTTGGCCCGTGGCCTGCCTACGGTGTGCAAGGGCATCACCCGTTACACCAGTCCGTATCCGCTAATCGTCGGTGACTACTGGTCGCCGGCACGCTGTGCCGAGGTGGAGCAGCTGGTGATCGAGAAAGGCCAGTTGGCTCTGGCTGACTGCCTGAGCAACCCAGTGATTGGGCAGAAGACTTTCGACGCCCTGAGCAGCCACGGCCACAACTTCGGTGTGCCCAGTACCTGTGCCAGTCGCGCGGTCGGCCTGATCAATGCCGGTCGCATCGCCGTGGGTTGCAAGGCGTTGGCCTGGGCGCCGGATGGCAAAACACCGGTGTGGTCATCGGTCACCGATGCCCAGGGCCGCAAGCAGTTTGTACCCGGGCTGCACGCTCGCCGGCGGGCCGAAGCGGCTATGTGCGCGGAGGGTTTGTGATGCTGCGCGAGATCCTGTTTCCGCTGTTGGTGTGCCTGCTGGCCTACATCGGATTCGACATCCTGCAAGGGCAGCGTGATAGCGCACGGGCAGAGCGAGATGCCGCCCAGTACGAAGCCAGCGGCCTGCGTGAAGCGGCCCGAATCAGCGGCGAAATGATCGCCGCCCGAGACGCGATTGACCGTAACCGTACCCAGGAACTGAACGATGCACGCACTGAAATCGATGCTTTGCGCCTTGACGTTGCCGATGGCCGTCAGCGGCTGCGCGTCAAAGCCACCTGCAGTAGCACCACGCCAGACACCACCGCCACCGGCGGCGTGGTTGATGCAGGCACCGCCGAACTCGCAGCTGACGCTCGACCGGATTATTTCACCCTCAGAGATCAGCTTGCCCTCAGCAGGCAAATGATCCTGGGCCTGCAGGACTACGTCAGCCAGGTGTGCCTGCGCTGACCCGAATCACCCCTTTAACCCAACCACCAAAACGGACATGAACATGAGCCAGATCCAATCCCGCGAAATCACCCTGGAAATCGGCGAGAAAGAATTCGCCTTCAACCTGACGCCCCAGGACGTGACCAAGTACTTCAACGCCATGACCGCCAACAACAAGGTCGCGCCGTCCTTCAACTTGCTGAGCACCACCGTGCTGCCGGCGCAGAAGGCTGATCTGCGCGAGCTGATGGTTAACCCGGTGAACACCATGCAGATCGCCGGCGCGCTGCTCGAGGAGTACGCCCCTGACATCGGGATCATCGTAAAAAAGCCCTTGAGCACGCTGACCGCCTGACCGAGGACGGGCTGGGCCAACTGATGGCCCTGACCAACCGTTGGCTGCCTGGCGCTGAGCCCACCATCGAGAACATGGGCACGGCCAAGTGGCTGGAAGACGAACACTGGAAGCGCATGGAATTTGCTGTAGCCAACGGCATTGCCCATGCGCTGAACGGATAGGACACACATGGCCGACCGTAGCGCCCGCCTGGACTTCATCCTGGCCCTGACCGACAAGGTCACTGCACCGTTGGGCAAGGTGAAAACGGGTTTTTCCGACCTTGCCGAGCAAAGCGAAAAGAATATCAAAACGATGGGCATGGGCTTGGCCGGTGTGACGGGCGCTTTCGTCGGTATCAATGAATCGCTGCAGCCTGCGCTGGAAATGAACCGCGCCCTGGGCGAGGTCAAATCCTTGGGCGTGGCTGAGGACGCGCTCACGGCGCTGAATCAAAAGTCTCTGGAATTTTCGGTGGCCTATGGCGAGAACGCCCGGGATTTCGTCGCCTCGGCGTACACCATCGAGGGCGCTATCAAGGGCCTGACCGGCAACCAGTTAGCCACCTTCACCAACACCAGCAACCTGTTGGCCAAGGCTACCAAGTCCGACGCCGAAACGATGGGCGCCTATGTGGGCACCATGTACAACTTGTTCAAAGGTCAAGCGGACGCCATGGGCAAGGGCGAGTGGGTTGAAAAGCTGGGCGGGCAGACGGCCCTCGCGGTTCAACTGTTCAGAACCGACGGCGCCCAACTCAAGGACGCGTTCAAGGAGGTGGGCTCGATCGCCACCGCCGCCGGCGTGGACATCGCCGAGCAGTTTGCGGTGATCGGCTCGCTGAGCAGCACCATGGAAGGCGGCGATGCCGGCGGTCGTTACAAGGCGTTCTTCGAGAACCTGGGCGCCGCCTCCGAAAAGATGGGGATGAAGTTCACTGACTCCAACGGCAAGGCGTTGCCCATGCTGCAGATCATGGAAAAGCTGCAGGGCAAACT